TGTCCCGGCAACTGCCAAGTTGTTAGCGTCCTGTGGCGCAACCGAAGGCAGCACCGTCATTAATCCCATTCTTTCTCCTACGTTCATTTTCTTTTTCCTCCTACTCTCGTATTACGCTCGGGTCGCCAGGGCCACGAACGGTGAAAGGGTATTTGCGCCCTTTGCCGGGGTCAGAGTGGTACTCCACAGCGGCTGTCCGTCTACACGGAGCACGAAGCGGAACGCCGTCTCGTCATACAGAAACTTGACATGGATGCTCGAGGCCGTTTGTATTCCGCCTCCGGCCCCACCCTTATCGATCATGATGTATTGGCTCATGTCGGCGAACACGATGTCTCCCACTGTGCCGAGAGTTTCCGAGTGCTCGTTCGGAATCACGGGTAGGCCATAAAGCTTGCCGTAGGGTGATGCCGAGAGACCACCGGCTGGCATATAAACGGGCACGCCTCCCGCTCCAACCGCCATAGCCATGGCATGGAGTTGCGGTTCGATGTCCTGGTTGATCAACCATATTCCGCTCGGTCTGGATCGACCCCACATCCGCGAATACATCTTCATGATGTTCTGGTACAGGATGGTAGCCGCCGGCTGCCCCGCTTCCTTGGCGACTGTCACCAAAGAGGGTGAGTTCAGGATTCCCAGGGGTTGACCTACGCCGGTGCCAGTGAAAATAGATTCGTCAATCATCCAGGAAAACTCTTCTGAAAACGCCTGAGAAATGATCGCCTCAAGCGCCGCGGCGTCCTGTAGCAGCTCGTCTGTCGTATAGCAGAGGCCGATGATCTTTTTGAGCTTGAGCTCAAGCTCGCCGAACTTCGGCATCGAAGCTGTTTTCGCCCCCGCTTCTGCGGCCCAATAAGCCTTGACTCCGCCCCAACGGGATCCGGTTGCCCGGCTGGTCTCATCTACCGTCTTCAGGACGAGCCCGTTCGAGTTGGCACCTACCGTCACCTTGCGTACCCGTGATCCGAGTATAGCTGCCTCAAAGGTCTTTTTGAGCAACTCGGTAATCACATCCGTCTGAACAAGAAACCCGCCCTCTGCGGGGACCCCTTCGCTCATGCCCATCGCCCTTTCCTCGGGAGACGTAATCAGCCTGGGATCCACTCGTTGCCCTGGCGTTCCGGCCCGGACTACCGCCTGAAGAAACTCTCCGAAGTTGGGCCACTTCTTTTGATCCGCCTGGCTCTGCTCTGGATCGGTGCTTTGCATCGTGGGTGTCTCCTGATCTTTCGGGATCCCTAGACGCTGCCGCTCAATCTCCTGGGCATTGTGGATCTGCATATCGTAGCCTGCAATCTCTTTCTGGAGCCTCTCGTCCTCTTCCTGCTCCTCGTCGGTATAGCCCCGCCCCTCTTCGACGAGCTTATCCAAGATTGCCTGTCTCTTGGCGAGGAGCTCGTCTTTTTTTCTCATCAATAGTCTAATATCCATCTATTTCCTCCGTAAGTGATTTTCTGTTGGCTTCGATGTTGTCCCTGGACTCTTTCAGAACTTCCGGCGGCGCCCCGCCTGCCTCCTCCGACGTCCCGGATTCTGGCTTGTTCTTTGAGGCCAAGTCCTTCATGCGAGTCTGCAGAGTCGTATCTGTATAAACAGGAAACGTTACAGCTGAAAACTCAGGGATCTCCGCGAATTTCTTGATGTAACGTTTCCAGAATTCCGTACCTTCTACCGTCTCTCTCTTCCATTCGTCATCGGCAACAAGAAAGGCGAAAGACTGTTTGTCCACCAGGCCGGAGGCGATGTTCAAATGGCAATCTCGACCGAACTGCGTATTGATAAGCTCGGCTCTGATAAACACTCCGTCCTTATCTTCTTTCGCTGTGAGGGTGCCGATTTTCTTCCGGGCCAGGGGAGACCCCGAATCATGTTGCCACAAGTAGTATTGATCCTCCACTTTGAGGGCTTCCGTGGCAGCCCCGGGAAGAATAACTTCTTTGTCTCCCCAGATATCCCCCTCGCGGTTGTAGACAATAGCGTATCCTTCGACAATCATCTTCCCGTCGTCGTCTGTCACCGCCCGCATCTCTCCCATGGGGATTTCACGGACTTCGAGCCCGTTCTCTCTTGCAGAGTCCTTTTCTTTCTCGGCCGGCTCGAAAGTCCCGTCGTTTTCCTTGCAATGAGCTCGCGCCGCATCTTCTGTCCAGATGTCTGTTTTATATCTCATGGACTGAAGCTCGCTTTCATCGGCACTGACGATCCCGAAAATGAAATCGATACACTTATCATCGTGTTTCTTGTAACAGTTTTTGCGAGCATATTTCTTGTAGTTAGGCGGCTTGAGCCGACAACTGTGTTCGTTTTCGTAGGGCATATCTTCCTCCTAAAAACTTGCTACTATCGCGCACAAACATCCGTCGTGATAGGGCGGATGGCTGCAGTTATGGGTCACGTTCAATGGGCTTTCAGCGCCCTCGGGCTGAAAATCTCCCTTCGGGAGAAACACCTGATCTATTCCGATGATCGTTCCATCTAGGGCCGCACAATAAGGACAGCTCTTGCTGCCCAGGGCTACGGACATGATCTTTACGATTCCACACAGGGCAAACACGGACTTGGCGAACGCATTCTCTCCCCGGATCGATTCGCGCATAGAGATCTTTCCCGGTCTTTTCTCCTCCCATTCGGTAAGGCGCCCTTCTACCGCTTCGGCTTCGCTCTCTCCCGCTTTCTGGGCGTCTATCACCACCGCACGGAGCTGACCTTTGGAAGACTGTATGTGCCTTTCGACCAGAGAACCCCGATAATCCTTTTCAAAGCTCTGATAAGTCGTAAAAATATCCAGGTCGCTGTTTATCTCGTCCTGGGCGACGGGAAGGATGGCATCTGCATAAGAAGAAAGGAGAGGAGCCGCCAGGCTATCTATCTCTTGACCGAAGGTCTCATAAAACTCGTCCAGCCATTCGAGAAACTCTACAGTCCCTCGTCCGGAGAGCGTCTTCCTGCTTGCGGCGAGAACGGCTTCGGCTTCCCGACCTACGATTTCCTGGCCGTAGCCATCAAATTTTTTCTTATAAACATTGGTAAGCCGACGCCTGAGAGATGTGCTTCTGGGCTCCGGGAGGGCAATCTGCGATTTCGCATCGGGAAAGCTGAGCTGGTTGTTGTCGGGATTGAGAAACATGGGGATAATGACCGGAGACCTGCTCTGGATCCCCGCAGGCTTCGAGGTGGCGACCATTTCCTTATTGACCATATTCAACGGCATGAAATAAGACTGCCCGAGTTCGTTGGCCTGGGGATTCATGTCCTCGAGGTCCAGAACCATGTCTGCGTTAAAAACTCCCCGGTCGAGCATGGCCTTATAAAATTCTGTACGGGTTTTTATATCTCCTTGGAGCAAGCCCTTGAGCTCGAACTTGACCAGATGATCTTTTCTCTCCACATCGTCGAAAAAGGAAATGTTCATCTCCTGCTCAATTTGCGTCGCCGAGGGAAGCAGAGAATAAACTACGAGTTCCATGCCCTGGTGTTCGATGTTGCTATAAGTGGAACGTGAGAGATCCCGGAGGATGTGCGGGGGCAGGTTGAGCCAGCGTGCGACCTCGACAACCGAAAACTGCCTGGACTCAAGGGCTTGCGCTTTTTCGGCATCCACCTCAACCGGCTTGAACTCGGCGTTCTTCAGAAAAATGACTTTCCAGATATTCCCGAGTCCGCTATATTTTTCATTGAATTCTTTTTGGAGGCTCTTCCGGGTGTCGTCGTCCATCGATCCGTCGATTTGGACGAAACCACTCGGATGGGCGCCGCGACTGAAAAATCCACCGGCGAACTCGTCTAGTGCCTTGGCAAGCCCCAGAGATTCGCGGGCATAATGGATCACACCCTTTCCCGACAATCCGGCCAGACTGATATGCGGGATGTGCAGCATCCGATCGCGCGGTAGCTTTAGCTCTTTTCCATTACCTTGTCTAGTAACATAAACATCCGGATCCTTCGAATCTCTCCAAGTCCTGTCTGGCAAAAGAGGAATGAGCCGCTGGTTCTGGTAACTCGGCCTATCGATGAACGTGTACCAGTTGCCCCAGAGATATTTATGGACGAGGGAGGTGTAAATCCATTGCCAGGCGGTAAGCCCCGAGTCGTTTGGTTTGTTGTGAAGGCGGTCATAAAGCGGATGATCGAAGGCCCGCTCCTTGCCGCCGGTTCTCAAT